CAACAACCAAAAAACCAAATGACACACGCATGATGCACAGTGGGTGCGCATGCCATTGCCCCTTTTAACAAGCTGGGCTACTTGACCGCTGTAAGTCTCAGCAGTTCCTCAAATCTCACACAAGTCTTCGTGCCAAACGTGGGATTTGGAACGTAAACTTCATCCTTAGTCATAACACGAGTGAATTCCATGGCATGCTCTAACCAGCTATCTGGGAAAATGGCGCGAACAACGTCATAGTCCCAAGCCAAACTTGCTGAATTATTAAAATAATCCTCAATGCAAATTTGAAGCGAGCAGGGTATACCGAACTTACTCTCGACCAACAGACGAGATGAGATGTGAGGCTTGGTGGGACCTCGACTCACGATCCCTTTATCAGACAATGCTTCACGCAATTGATCTCGCTCCCACATATTCATTCCACGTGCCTCCAAAATATGACGGCAGTCAAATGAACGTGTGAGTCGCAATACGTGATGGGCCATGGCGTCCACGATCGGACACCCGGGATATTGATGTGCGAAACTCAGTGCCTTGCACCGAGCAAGGGCTAAACACTTCTTCCTAGATGAACGGGCATATTTCATGGGCATCCAACCAAAAGTACCGAGTACATCAGCTGGATCCGTGAGATTGTGCATTGCTTCTTCAGTGAAAATAATGCCACAAAATGATGCTTCATATATGTTGTCATAAGATTCTATCTTAGCGCGAAAACCCAATCGCTCAAAGAGGGATTCATCTAAATTGCCACCCTCAACGCAATTCAACGAATCATCACCCTCAATTTGCGAAATGATGCTCACGCTAGATTCTTGGGCAACAAACAACAAAGTCATCAAAGTCGTAAAACTATTACCTAAAGAAGTACACATTTCTCCACTCATGCGTTTACCACGAACCTTCATGATGAAGTTTCTGAATTCACACAAATTTTCTCCGCACATTGTCTCGCTGACTAAATTAAACCATTCCCGACCTTCTGGGAGATCGCGTGTCATGTACTCATACAGTTGCATTTCGCAAACACGCATGAGTTCAGGAACAAACAAACTCTCATAACCCTCAAAATCAGTCGCATAATACTTAGCGCCCAAACGATACAATCGATCATGTATGTATTTAGGACGCTCAGCAATCGAAACTTTCTTAATGAAGTCAGGCAAGGAAAACATGTCTTTTTCAATCAGCTTGAAAATCGGACCAACCAACCATTTAAAACGGTCGGTACGTGAGTTGATCACTCTGGCATGCTTCTTAGATGGATAGAATTCCCATTTACGGAAACTCTTACATTTTTTATCGCGGGCAGAAGCAAGGCCCTCGGTCAACATATACTCCTGATGATCTTTCAACAATTCATTCTTACGCCAGAGTGGGTAGTTGGTGTTATCCAACCACGTCGCCACCGATGTATCAGAATCAGAGGGTATAGGGACAAATGTTCGTTTAATGTATGAACTTACAAAGGCACTAAACTTGTCTAAAAGAGCCTCGTCAATTTCAGGACTGCGTCTGACGAAACGCTTAAAGGCCCCGGCAATGACAGTGTGTGTATCATCGGACGAATGAAAAGGAGCGGCCCACACAGCTCCAATTCCCGCATTGAAAGCCACCGGCCTCTCAAATGGCGTGGCACTAAGTTCAAAAATATTAACCTTAGTGGACTTATCCACGTCATCCAAAGCTGGTAACTCACAATTACTTAATTTCGTTCCTAATAAACACACACGGTCAATCGGACCGGTGCCTAAAAATCCAGCTGGTTCATGCCTGTCTGCATGGTTCTGCAGACATGTAATGCAACGGCCACGGTCGCTCGAATTACAGGGACATGATTCGTTGAACAAATATCATGCTTATCGTAATTCAAGTGTTGCATCTTGCTGGAAAGCGTCTCAATCCGGGCCTTGATGACGCTGGGGTCGTACATTGAACTCGACAGATTCATTGGGTTCCATACTTCACACAACCTTTCTGGATCTATGGTCAACCTCTGGCTGCGAATATAAATTTGCCTGGGGGCCACAATCCTGCATCCGAAGAGATCAAAACCACATGGATTACCATATGTTCGTACCTCAACTTCGGCATAGTGTATGCGCTTACTGTCTAATTCAACCTGGCGATGGGTCTTATGTCGACTGTCAATAACGAGTTCCGACCAAACTCGCATAACCTCGACCTCAGTGGTTGTGACATCACGCCATCTGTCCAACCAGTCAGGACCACTAAGTCTCGAATTCCTAAGTTCTGAATAGTCCGCACTATATAGTTGGTCCCCCCAATGATCAGAGAGTTCCAAACCACCTCGCATGTGTTCAAGTAAGGCGTAAACCCCAAGCCACTTGAAAACTGAACGACGCATGACAAATGCGAACAACAGAGCCGACCAAGAATAGTAAGTCCCATCGAAAACGTACGACCAAATGGTTTCATACAACGACATGGCAAAACCAATAAAGAACCATATCGGGTCCAAGACCATGTTAGCCCACCACTCTTTTGGATTCATCCAATGGATGGCTTCCAAAAAAGCCCAAGTCATTAGCAACATGATCAAAACCGTGCGAAGCCTTTTGTAATTGATAGTCAATGTAGGCGGTGAAAGCAAACACTCACCTGCATCGACCCAAATTTTGCCAGGCATTATGCCATACTTCGAATAAGGGAGCACAGCA